GACGGTGACGGCGTAGACGTTGTTTGTCGCACCGCTTCCCGTGGTGAAGTTCAGCCAAACCCTATCACCAGTAGTCAGACCATGAGCGGTAATCGTTACCGTACACACAGTAGAACCGGGAATATTGTAGGTACCCGTCTGGGCGTAGTTGTCCGCAAAAACAACGTTTCTAGTAGCCGCCGAAGTATTAGCAGAGATAACGACCCCCTTCAGGCGAGTACGGTAGTTAACCGCAACACCCGAAGCAGACGAATGCTCAGACTTGACATCATATTGCATAGCCATTCTGGCCTCCTATTACGAGGCGGCGAACGGGGTGACGATGGTGCCTGAACCGATTACCACACCCGAAACAGCCCACATCGTGGAGTTCAGCGCCGTAACCGTGACGTAAGAACCAACAATACCACCCTTAGTCGTACCGTTTAGGTTAACCGAGCGGATGGAAGTGCCGTTAGCCGCGAAGCCGTTGACCGTGTCGGTGGTGTCCGTGTCGATAACCAGCATAGAACCCACCAAATACTGCGACGCAGCGGTGATGATCTTCCAAGTCGTGGCAGCGGTTTCCACCAAGAAAGTGAAGGAAACACCCATGTTATTCAAGGTGTTAGGGTCGCTACCGGGACCGGACGAAACCGGGTCAGCCGTGGCATTGAGCGACGGCAGGGTAATAACCAGCGTAGCGTCGTTGGTGCGGATAATACGGCCAGCATAAGTGGCGACATCCAGCGTAATGGTGTTCGTGGCGTCGGGCAGGTTAATGACGCTGCCGGGGCCCTGTGTATAGAAGCCGTTCAGCGAACGGACGGGACCCTGAAAAGTAGTAATAGCCATGGAAATTCTCCGTGTTGTAGCACATCCTCGTACCGTCTCTACAACGTCTGCTAGGACAGTCGGTACAGGTAAAGGAACCTAGATTGCGAAAACATACAGCCTATTAGAAAAAAGGGAAGGGGTTTTATCCCCTTCCCCCTAATCTTACTTAGGCACCAGCCGAGCCGTACATGCCCAGCGGGTCAGACCAGCCGAACGAATAACGCTCGCGGGCCTTGTAACGAACGTTCCCGGTATCGAAGTCTCCATCCATGCTGTTCGCCATGGGCGAACGGACGAAGTGCTTCAGACCATTCGGGACATCCGTGGTCAGGAACCAAGCATCGGTGTCGGTCAGGAAGTGGTTAACAGTGTAACCCTCCGGGATCGAACCGTTGCTCTTCAGAGCGTTGATGTCGTTATCGGCAGTGCCGGTGCGGAGTTCAGTCTCCAGCAAACGGGTCGAAACGAACATCAGGCTCGGCGGGACAACCAACTTACGGGGCTTAGCTGCGATGAGCAGGCCGCGTTCATCCGTCCAAGCCGCGATCTGAATTACGGCAGCTTCGAGGCTGGTTTCATTCAGGTCGGCAGCGGTAGCCGGGATGTTGGAGTTAGTACCACCGGAAACCAGCGGATGCGAAGCACTGAACAGAGCAACACCATCACCACCCGGATAGGAGGCGCTGAAGCCGTTGTTCAGGATTGCCGCAGCCTTGGTCTGCTTGGTATACGCCATGGCACGGGCCAAAGCCTTGGTGTAACGCGAAGACAGAGAATCGTAGAGGTTGTCCTCAATCGCTTCTTCCGTCAGCGAGAAACCCAGAGCAATCGTCTCGTGGTTGTAGCGGGCAGTGAAGACTTCCTGCGCATTGTCATACGCAATGGCAGAACCTTCGTTCTTAACCGGAGCAGCCGAAAAACCGGACAGCTTGGTTTCTTCTTCGAACGAACGTTCCGAAGTCTCGGTATCAAAGATTTCCTTATGCTCTTCGCCGTAACGAGCATATTCCAGACCGAACAGGGCGTTCAGGCCGGGAAGGAGTTCCTTAAGAAGTTGTGCGCGTGAAATAGCCATTTGTCATGTTCTCCTTAAACGCCAGTAGCTTGGGTATACTGGTGCCCGCCAACAGCGCCGGTTGTCGGCACATTCCACTTCACAATCACTTCGGTGTAAGAACCGGGATAGCCCGCGATAGCGGTGTCCGGGATCACGTCGATGATGCGAATGGGGTACGTGTTGGTGGTAGCCGTGGTAGCCAGAATAGCCACCGCAGAGTTACCAGTAATCGTGGAACCAACGTTCTGAACCAGCAGGGCGTTGTTGCCGACGCTGGTACGGTTGACGTAAGTGACCACAGTGGTACCAGACACTACCGCAACCTTGAACAACTGGTCCGGGTCATCCGCCACGAAGGCAACGATGTCCGAAGCATTGACAGCGCCGGGATAGTACTGACGGAACGTCTTTCCGAAGGTCGGGTCCGTATAGGAGCAACCAAGAAGAACGCCAACAGGGGTAGCAGCGTCAGTGCCGGTGTCCTGAACCAGAAGTCCGGTGCTCGCCAGCTTCACAACGTCACCATAAAAGATGGCCGTCGCGGAGTTGGAAGCAATCGGAATCTGGCGGGTAGCACCAGCAAAAACCTGCCCGCCGATCAGATTGATCGGAAGAAGCCCATACGGGGCCGTGACAGAAGGGTATGCCATTATTTTCTCCTAGTTATTTGCCTTTGCCAAACGAGGACGAAGACTTCCTTTCGCTAAAAAGGGGCATCTTCGGATTATTCTCGCGCATAAAATTATTGTCTACAGAGTCGATTTGGTCTCGGTTCTTCTTGGCGAAATACTCGCCGCGTTGAGCCATGAACTCCTCGGGAATCTTGCAGAGCAACAACCCACCTACCTCAATGTTGTTTTTAAAACGACTATTGGGGTCAACCATCATTTGGAACTTGGGCTGTTCTTCGGACTTTACTGGTTCCCAACCTTCGCGCAGTTTCGCAGAAACGTTGCTTGGGTCGGCTACATTCAAGTTCGAAACACGAATCCACCGGTACGCATATCCGGGCTGTTTATCCGGTTCGGGCAGGGCCGAAGCTGGTTGCCACATCTTGGGACGCTCGGACTGGGTACGGCTATCAAGTTCGCGTGCAAGTCTAGTCTCAGCCATTTTAGTTCTCCAACTTTCTCATTTCCCGGGCGTACTGCTCGGGGGTTAAACCTAACTTCTTCGCAAGTAGAACTTGCGATTGTTTCAGTACGATCTTTTTGGAGGACGTACTGCGAGAGGCCGAAGCAACTACTGTGGCTGGCTTGGTTTCGGTGCGCGTAACGGGCTTGCCGCCCCCGTTAGCCGGTTGTTCCTGCTCCCCAAAATACTCTGGAAAGCGACGGCGCATCGTGTCATCGACGTTGCGCCAATACTCGTCAGTACCAACAAATTCCTTGCCGTACTGTTTTTCGAGTTTCTGATGGTATCCCAAAGCAAGGGATGTCATCTCCACGTCTGTTCCCCACCACGTATTGCGCTCTTGCCACGCAGTAGTCTTAGGGTCGAGACGCGGAGCTTGGGCCACGTCCTGAGCAATTTCTACCTCAGGTTCTGGAGCTTGTAAAGTAGGTCTATAGCTTTTTAGCTGCTGTAGCCGGTAGTTAGCGTCTGTCATCTTTTCCTGAGCCTCGACAACCTTGTCCGAGTCCCCGGCTTCGTACGCTTCCTTATAGGCTTTCCGCGCCGCAGCCATCTCCATTTCCGCAGAGTTCTTGGAGGTATCGACCAGCATCCTCTCACCCTGAGACAGGCTGTTCTTCAGGCGGCGGTTCTCATCGACGACACGGCGGGCAAGGTTAATGGCTTCGTGCTGTTCCCGGACAGCAGCCTCCTTTTCCCGGCGTTCGTCGTGCCAGACCTTCTTCATCTGCTTCAGACGGGTCTTGACCTTGTCGGAGTAGTCCTCCAGCTCGTCGGCTTCCAGCTCATCAACCAGAGCCTTGGGCATCGGGGTCTTACCCCGGTCTTCTACCGGAGTGTCATCCTCAATCTCGATGTCAACTTCCGGCTTAGCCCCCTTGGCATTTGCCGGGGCTTCGTTCTCGACTTCAAATTCGAAGTCGTCCTTTTCCTTAGTATTATCAACCACTTGTGCCTCCTAGGCTCTGGAGATACCGCGAGGGTCTTCAACAATGCCCTCCACGGAATCGTCGTTAATGATCCTGAACTCACGCCCGTGGATTTTCACCCGGGTGCCGGAATGGGGGCGCACAAGGATAAAGTCGCCCTCCTTGCACCAAGGGCCACTGGGGAAACGTGTTGCATCTTTGTAACAGTCAGGGCCCATTTTCAACACAAAAAGAACAGTAGTGAGGAGTTCTTCGTGGTGCATGGTCACGTCGGCCTTCAGGAGGCCGCTGTCGAACTTCTTTTCGACTTCAGGCAGGGCACACAGAATACGG